TTCGATCCTGCTGGTAGACAAGCCCCTCCAGTATCAGGCACACTTAGTACACAAGACACATTGATTAATATCCTTAAGGATATTCAACAAAACAAACTTGGACCTATAGGACAGTAATATGGCTGATGACCAAATCCCACAAGATGTAGATGATGCTATTAATAGTTCTTTGGGAGAAGCTGCACCTAGAAAACGTACGCGTAAAGCAAAAGATCCAACATATAAAATTCTAGGTGATAGTAAAGTTCCTGTGTCTAAAGCACATGGAAAAGTGTGGAAGTCTCGTGTTGCTCAAGTAATGAAACATACTGAGGGTATTCGAGAATCTTGGGCAGAAGCTATTCGCTATTATGAAAATGATCAACTAGGCCATAGAAGTGGTAAGGTAAATGGATCAGGTAATAGTATAGGTAATCAGAAACTTAATAACAATATTACAGAGACAGAGAATGTTGTGTTTGCTAATGTAACTACTATGGTTCCAGCTTTGTATGCTAGAAATCCTGAAGCAGAGTTTACAGCTAACATAGAATCTAAACGTGGACTAGCTACAACATTAGAACGATTAGTTAATGTATTAGGAGGACGACTTGCTTCTCCAGGAATTAATCTAAAGCCTAAAGCAAAACGATGTGTGGTAACATGCTTACTTACTAATAGAGCTTGGATAAAGATAGGTTGGACACCTAAGTCAGAGAGCAGCGAGCAAGCATTAACTGATCTTGCTAAGTTATCTGTTGATCTAGAGAAGGCTAAAGATTCTAAACGTGTATTAGAAATAGAAGGTCAGATACAAGCACTAGAAGATAGCATTGATATACTACAGCCTGGAGGTCCATTCGTTAAAGTAAAGTCTCCATTTGATATAATGGTTGATCCTAATTGTAAAGAGATCGACTTATCTGATGCTCATTGGGTAATAGAAACTGATATGCTTCCTACTCAATTCCTACTGGCTAAGTATGCTAGAAAAGATAAAGGTAAATCTGAATACAAATCTATATATCAACCTACTCATGTGATGAAAGCATCTCTTGGAGAAGATGATGGTATAGAAGATAATGATAACTTCTCTCTGTACTCTGATGAGAAAAATGAGACAGCTAAATCTTTTGGCTTCAATGATCTAGAAGCCTTTGAGAAAGCTAAGATGACTAAAGTCCATTTCATTTGGGATAAGACTACACGTAGAGTATTACTATTTAATAGTAATGATTGGACATGGCCTATTTGGGTATGGGATGATCCTACTCAATTAGATACATTTTTCCCATACTATCCATTAACATTCTTTGAATCACCTAATGGGCCTATTACTAAGGGAGAAGTATCTTACTATCTTGACCAACAAGATGCTATCAATGAAATCACAGATGAAAAACGTAGAGCAAGACGTTGGGCAAGACGTAATATATTCTTTAACAGTAATCTTATTTCTCAAGCAGATGCTACAGCAGTACTTAATGGTGATGATGGTACTGCAAGAGGATTGAACATTCCTCCTGAAATGAAGATTAGTGATGTAATAGGTTCTGTTCCTCCTCCATCATTACAGTTTGAACGTATCTTTGACAAAGAAGAAATGTATCAAGCTATCGACAGAATATCTTCTGTTGGTACTGTAATGAGAGGAGAACAATTTAAAACAAATACAAACAAAGCTGCCGTACAAGCTAATGCTGGCGCAGCAAATATGAGAATAGATGAGAAGTCTGATCAGATAGAAGATTGGATTGGATCTATCTATTGGGGTATAGCACAACTTTGTCTTATGCAAATGGATGAGCGAACAGTAAAGATGCTTATTGGTGATGAAGTTGAATGGGAAAATCTAGACAAAGAAGGAATTAATTCTCTTTCATTAAAAGTATTAGGAGGTAGTACTAAGAAACCTACTAGTGCTGCTAAGAAAGAAGAAGCCTTAGAATTTGGACAAGTACTAGGACAGTTTGTTAATGCAGCACCAGGACCAGTACTTAAGATGATGATGCAAGTTATGGAGAAAGCATTTGATGAAGTAACTATGAGAGAAGAAGATTGGCAAGAATTACAAGCTGCTTTAGAGAAACAAGAAGAACAAAAACAACAACCTCCAGGAGGAGCACAACAACCTCCACAAGAGCCACAACCAGAATCAGCAGCTCAACCTGAAATAGCTAAGGCTAGTCCAGAACAGCTACAACAAGTATTAAGTCAACTCCCTCCAGAAGTTAAACAGCAAGTACAAAGTGCTATATCATCTGGAGTTCCACCTGCTCAAGCTCTTGAAAGTGCAATCAAGTTAATGCAACAACAAGGACAACAAGCAGCTTCACCACGACCAACTCAACAATTACAATAAGGGGACGATAATGGAAAATGATATGTTAACTACAGATGAAGAAATTTTATCTAGTATAGGAGAAGGGGATGAATCGACTTCAGACGAAGGTCTTACGGAACAAAATTCGGGAACGCCAGAGAACATTACAGAAGAGGCATCTACAGCCAGTGATCAACAAAGTGCTAGTTCAAGCGCAGATGAGGAGCAGCAGCCAAAAGCTAATGGTCCCCAAGATCTTGTCGATGCCTCAGGAAATCTCATCGCCGCTGGAGGAAAAGAACGTAGGTTCTATGAAACAGCCCAACGAGAAAAACAACGTGCCGACCAAATTACAAGAGAAAACGACACACTTAAAAGCCAGTTAGAGGCTATAAGTAAAGCAGGTTCTGTTGGACAACAATATAATTTAAGTCCTGATGAAGTTACTACTGGAGCACAGATAGTATCTTCTTGGAAAGATAATCCAGTAGAAACTCTTCAATACATGTTGACACAAGCTCAAAGTGAGGGCTACAATGTTGATGCTATCGTTAACGGTGGTGCAGATATGGGTGCTATGAAGCAAATGCTTGATAATGCTTTATCTCCTATCATCGGAGACAGACAGCAAGAAATTGAAACAAGAGAAGCTAATGAACGGGCAACAGAGATATATACTACATTTTCTGCACAACACCCTGATGCAGCCGTTCATGAAGATTCCCTTTCCCGACTTCTCCAAGAAGATAGTAATCTTTCTGTTGATGCCGCGTATTTTAAACTCCAGAACTACTACTTACAACGTGGGTTAGACTGGACGAAATCATTAAGTCAGTTGCAGACGGAACATGAAACTGCTTCTCCTGTTGCTGCTAATATAAATATGCAGCCACAACCTCCCGAAGGTGGGAGTGTATCACAGGCATATGTTACTGATACACAACAAGTAGCAGATGTCAGAACATCAACAGATGACATTATCAGGCAAGCAATGGCTGATGCTGGAATCCAATAACAAGGACTATTACTATGGCTTCTACTCCAATAGCCACAGTCTTAGAATCAACACTTACTCGTAGTCGTAAGAAACTTATTCTTGCTTCTATTAAGTCTAATGCTCTTATGGCATGGGCTTTCGCGAATAATCGTGTTGAATTTGAAGACGGTGGTCACGAAATTACGAACCCACTTACGTTGGGACGTAATCCAAACATCACTTCCTTTGAGTATTTTGACGAACAGCCAATTGCTCAGACAAGTGAATTTGATACTGTAACATATAACTGGGCACGAGTTGGTGGTTCAGTTGTTATTAGTGATCAAGAAGAAGACGAAAACCAAGGTGCAGCACAAATCTTTAAGCTTATGAAAGCTAAAGTTGATGTACTAGAAGAAAGTATTAAAGAGAAATTCTCTGAATATCTCTATGCTTCTGGTGCTGGTACTGATCCTCAAGGCTTAGGTCTTTTAATTCCAGATGATCCTACTTCGGGTACTGTTGGTAACATCAGTCGCGCTAATGAAACTCAATGGCGTACTTCTGCTTATGACTTTAATGGCAACTTAGATAGCACAAACATTGAAGAAGCATTTGATGATATCCTTATGGATGTTACTCTTAAAGGTGATAAGCCTGATGTCATTCTTTGTGGTCGTAATCTATTCCGTCATTATCGTACTGCAGTACGGGATAAGGTTGTTATCAATTTGTCTGATTCTAATTCTGGACAAAAGATGATGGACTTAGGTTTTTCTGGTGTTAAACACCAAAACATTCCTATGATGTATGATGAGGATTGTCCTGTTAATAAAGCTTACTTTATTAATAGTAAATATCTACGTCTACATATTCTTAAGCATGTCAACATGAAGGTCAAAGAGCTTGTTGCTCCTTGGACGATTGATGCTCATGGACGTAGAGTTGTTTGGCAAGGCCAATGGTGCTTGTGGAAAGCTTTCCGTACTCATGCCGTTTTAATTAATTCTTAGTAAAGGAGACAAGGGGATGACTGAGCAAATTAAACCACGTTTTGAAGTACATAAATTAGAAGGAAAGGCAAAAAGACGAATTGCATCACCTAAGACAGACAAAAATGGTTCTCTTATTGGCGGGTTCGACTTCGCTGATAAGGAATCTGATGCTGGTTGGATGGTGTATTTTCCGAATGGAGCCTCAATTCATGTGTGGACAAAAGAAGAAATGGAACGACAAGGATTTTTAAGTAGTGTCCGACTAGTAAATATGGAGACAGGAGATGATATGGGAACAGCTTCCGATACCTCTCTCCGTACTAGATCAGAACAAAAACTTCGAGTCACCAAAAGTTCTAGAGTTCATCACGTATAATCTTGGAGAAAACTCATGGCGAAAGTTAAAGCCGATAACTACCCTAGAACAATCAATCAGTATGTTCCACTAATGGAATTTGCTTCTGATGTTGTAGGTGATATGGTAATTGTTTCCCTTGGAGCACCAGCAGCTTTAGATGCTGATGGTATCTGGGACGGAGTAAGTGCCACTGACTCAGCTACTTCCTTCACTTCTGCTGACTATAAAACTACCTTTGATGGTAGTGCTACTAGTCTAACTAGTACTGCTGGCATGATTGATGCTAAATATGGGCGTACTTTATCCTGCACAGGTAGTGCTGGAGCTGATCATGTATGCACAATTAGTGGTCGGGACTATCTTGGCCAACTCATGAAAGAGAACATTACTCTTAGTGGTACTGGAGTTATTGCTGGTAAAAAAGCTTTTAAGTATGTCGATAGAATAGACATTGCTACTGGAGCAGCTAGTGATACTGTTGATGTAGGTTGGGCAGATATACTTGGTCTTCCCTATGCAGCTACTAGTATGCTTAGTGATTATGAAGATGGCGTAATCGCTGGTGGTGCTATGACTGCTGCAATTACTACTGATCCTCAGACAGCTACTACGGGTGATCCTCGTGGGACGTTCGATGGAGCATCAGCTAGTGATGGGGCTATTGTGCAAGAAGTCCGTTATTTGTGTAATACAAGTAATCTTCACGGTGTCGCGCACTTTAAAGGCTAGACATAGAAGATTAGTGAGAGAATGTTGTCCTCCCCTTCATTCTCTCACTATTTTTCAAAAGATTGTAGGATTTAATGAGTACATTATCTCAATTAATAGTTCGTACTGCTGATAGATTATCAATGGTAGCAGGTACAGGTGTTCAGACTTATGCTGAAGACCGAATAGCTGAAATGATCCAACATAAATTTGATGTCCTATTTGATGAAGTGTTCTGGCCTCAGTTTCTTTCTTGGAATAAGTTAACACTTGATGGCACATTAGGACTAGTAACAACTGATCTAACTGAATTAATAAAACGCTATGAAGATATCAGAGTTATTTTCCCAGAAAATTCTAATACTCCATTAACAATTATCTCTGGTTTAACTACAAATCCTTATGAATTAAGTGGTACTGCTCCAATTCATTATGAAGCTCTGGGACCAACAAGTACTTATAGTACGTCTAGAGTATTTAATATTTGGCCTAAAGCATCTACAGGTGACATTATTATACAGTACAGAACAAAACCAGATACGTTTGTTAGTACTGATGAGATTAATTTTGATGATCAAGCTCTTATCTTAGGCACTGTCTTTGATTACTTAGAAGATGATGGCACAAATCCAAATGCCTCACAGAAATTCCAATTAATGTTTGAAGCTAGAATTAAACAATTAAAAAACATTTACAACTCCGCGCCTATTAGTCTTGATCCTGTTACCTCTACGCCAAATACATTTACTTTTGTAGAACTTACTTAATGTCAGAATTACAAAAAACTTTAGCAAAAAGAGAAGGTAAGAAAACTGCTGCTTGGCAAAGGAAAGAAGGCCAAAATGAGTCTGGAGGTCTAAACCAAAAAGGACGCGATAGTTACAATAAGAAAACTGGAGGCAATCTTAAAGCTCCAAGTAAAAAAGTAGGAAATAAACGTAGAGCCTCTTTCTGTGCTAGGATGAGTGGCATGAGAAAAAGACAAAAACCTAGTAACAATACTGGTGATGATAGATTATCTAAATCATTACGAGCTTGGAACTGTTAGGAATGCCAGATACATTCTTATTCCCAAGAAACGGAAAAATTAATCGAACCAATCAGATGCTTGATGCAACTGTTCGAGATTTTTCTGGTGGGTGGAATGTTGTTGACAATGATTTAAACTTATCAAACAAATTCTCTAAAGTATTAGAAAACATGCAGCTTGGCGTTGATGGTGCAAATGAAGTTAGACCAGGAACAGTATTGTTTGCAGACACAAATGAGTATCTAGATTCAATTATAAACTGTGAGTACTATAGTGGACATATAATTGCTGTAGGCAGTAATGGAAAGATAGTAAGAATAAATTCTGATGGAGTTGTAAACGAAATCTGGTCTGATACTTGGGCAAGTTCTTTGCC